ATCTTTCAAAACATTAACAAATTCTGGCAGTAATGATACTTTTATTGCAAAATATGATAATACAGGATTTGGTGTATGGGCAAGTATAATTGCTGGAACAGGTACAGACCAACCAGTAAATTTATTATTGGATTCAACAAACAATGTATATATTTCTGGATTTTTTGATGGTTTACTAATACCTGGCTCAGTGCCAATATTCAAAACATTAACAAATTCGGGTCAAACTGATACATTCATAGCTAAATATGATAATAGTGGAATTGGACAATGGGCAACTCGCATTACCGGAACAGGTAGCTCACCAGTAAATTTATTAGTGGATTCAACAAACAATGTATATATTTCTGGATATTATGGGTCAACTATAACATTATATAATAGTGACAGTTCTACTTTCAATACATTAACAAATTATAGTCAAAGTTACACGTTTATATCAAAATATAATAGTAATGGAATATGTATTTGGGCAAATAATATTCCTAATACTTCTAATAATCAATCCATAAATATGATACTAGGTTCATCAAATAATATATTAATTTCAGGATGTTATGTTTCAGATTTATTATTGTATTATAATTCTTTCGGAAAACTTTCATATAATTATACACCACCAATTTTCAAAACTTTCACAAATATTGGTGATAAAGGAAATGAAATATTTATAACAAAATATAATAGCGAAGGTTCTGGAATATGGGCAACTAGTATTGGTAGTAATAATCATGATCAGCCAATCAACTTATTATTAGATTCATCAAAAAATGTATATATTTCTGGATATTATACTGCAAATGTAACATTATATAATAGCAATAATACGAGTTTTAAAACATTATTCAATGGCGGGGGTAATGATACTTTTATAGCAAAATATGACAATATTGGAAATGGAGTATGGGCAACATCTATTTGTAGTGGAAGCACAGATCAACCAGTAAATTTATTATTAGATTCAAGAAACAATGTATATATTTCTGGATATTATACAGCAGATGTAATATTATATAATAGCAATGATACGAATTTTAAAACATTAACTAATCTTGGTAGTAATGATACTTTTATAGCAAAATATGACAGTAGTGGAATTGGAGTATGGGCAAGTAGAATTGCTGGAACAGGTACAGACCGACCCGTAAATTTATTATTGGATTCAACAAACAATGTATATATTTCGGGATATTATACAGCAGAAATGATGTTTTATTACAATAATCTAGGGAAACTTTCATATGATAATCCAGAAACAAATTTCAAAACATTAATAAATTCTGGTGGGAGCGATGTATTTATAGCAAAATATGATAGCAGTGGAAATGGTATATGGGCAACACAGATTGCTGATATTAGTAATAATCAACCAATAAATTTATTATTGGATTCAAAAAAAAATGTATATATTTCTGGATATTATACTTCTAATACAACATTATATAATAGTGCAAGCACAAGTTTCAAAACATTGACAAATGTGGGTGGTAATAATACATTTGTTGCAAAATATGACAGCAGTGGAAATGGAGTATGGGCAACCCGTATTACGGATGCTTCTAATAACCAATCAGTAAATTTATTACTGGATTCAAAGAACAATGTCTATATTTCTGGATATTATAATTCAACGTTAACATTATTTAATAGTACGGATACAAGTTTCAATACATTAGTGAATACCGGTGATAATGATATGTTTATAGCAAAATATGACAGTAGTGGAATTGGAGTATGGTCAACAAATTTTGCAACTACCGGCAGTGACCAACCAGTAAATTTATTATTGGATTCAATAGAAAATGTATATATTTCTGGATATTATGGTGCAAATAAGACATTATATTATGATAATCTAGGAAAACTAAATATTACTGCACCAATTTTTAAAACATTAACAAATTCAGGTGGTAATGACACATTCGTTGCAAAATATGACAGTAGTGGAAATGGGCTATGGGCAACTCGTATTACTGATGCTGGTAATAATCAACCAGTTAGCATGGCGCTTAAAAAATAATGCATAATATACTACATAAATTGAAAAACAAAATTTCGCATATAATAAAATAATTTATTATATGAGAACAAATATCAAAATTCAGGCTCGTGTTTTTTGAATAAACACCCCTGAGTCGATAAATTCGGAATAGAAATCATCAATTCCGGGTCTTGGACAGAACAATTCAATAACCACACTTTGATTATGCAAAAGTTCTTCTTCGGAGAAATTGTAATACCGTTTACTAACTTATGATATGCCTTGTTTTTGAACAAGGTTTCTCCACACATCGCATAAAATAGGGATTTCCAAACACTATATACTTGTTTGTTTAATACTTTAAAAGAAAAACAACCACCATTTCTATTGCTGGGGTCCTCCCACATGGGCGTAATGCCATCCCGCATTACAAATAACATACAATATTTTACTATTTGTTCTGATACATTTTCGTTTATAGCTATTAGTTTTTCAAGACTATCTATATTGTTCATTATTAATTTATAGCTTGATAAATCCCAATTTTTGTCGTGTGGTAAATGGTAATACAAATTCCATTTACCAAGCAGTTTATGCTGCTGTGTTTCCGGAATATCACGGATTTCTTCACGAACATCCAAAATTTGATTTACAGAATCGGTTTGTAAATCAAACGTATTCATTTGAATACTATATAATAGTAAATATAAAATCTTTATGTCGTTTTTATTTTCTTCTTTTCTATTTTTTCACATTTTCATCCAAAAGGTTTATTCTAAAATTGTCATAATTTTGTAATCATTTTTATCCAATAAAACATATTGTTTACTATTCAATGTAAATTGATTGACCTTATCGTCAATTATAGTGATAGTATAGTCATTTGCATAAACATAGTGTTCGGATTGATATTGAAGATATCGTAATACAAAAGCATTTGATAACAATTCATTACCAATTTGAAAAAAGTCTTTGTTCAATGTGAGACGAATCGGTTCTCTCATATCAGGATTTTTATATTCTATACTTAAAAATTTTACATTGGATTTTTCGACAAAGTATTTGGTATCGTCTTTTTCAAATTTGTTTGTCACGTTGGATAAAATATATGCTGGTGTTTTGAATATATACAATTTGTCTACATTTGTATTCTCATTTATATTTTCTTTGATGACATTTTCGAATTTTTTCAATAAAATTTCATTTACCGAATTTTTGACGATTGTATATTCTTCATTGTTGTTTAGATTTGGAGTAAGTGTAAACACACTTATCCATAATGGAGAAAATGGTTCGCTTTTAACACCATTTAATTTTTTATAAATTTCGGTCGAAACCTTGTATATAGTATCTACCGCCAATTTCACAGTAGGGTTTTTTTCATATACATTCAATGTACCGTATTTCAATTCACTGTATTTTTTACTTACTAATAAAAATAGTTTAATGCCTACTTTTTCAGTATCTGTATTAAATAATGCCAAAATTTGATTTGCCGAGTAATTCAATAAAACTAAAAAATATTGAAAAATTAATATGTGCATGACACAAAAAAATTCTTCTAAAAAACCAATCATATTAGTAATAATTTTTGTTGAAATGGATATTAAATTTAATAAATGTGGTGTCAAATCACTCATACACCAATTGTGGTTACAAATATTAATAGATTGTATTTATGTTAGTTTAATAAATTATTTATAATAATACTAGGAAGAGTATTACTATTATTACTACAATACCTGCAATATAACATGCCCATTTTTTATCAGAATCATTTATTTCAATTCTCATCTTTGTACTATTGATGTTATGAAAACATCAAACAAAAATCAATTTTTTATTGTTTCATATAAAAAACGTAAAAACATCTTATTATATTGTATATGAAATATCAAAACGGGTTGTTTATTTTTCACCGAGATTTCAGAATCACCGATAATATTGGGTTATTAGAAGCAAGTTCTCAATGTAAGCGTGTTTATACATGTTTTATATTTACACCAGAGCAAGTTGGTAAGTCCAACGATTATCGTTCAGACAATGCAATTCAATTCATGATTGAAAGTTTAGAAGATTTAAGAAAATCAATTCAGTCTAAAAATGGAGAACTTATAATATTACACGGAGAACATAAAAAAAGTGTCACAGAATTAGTAAATAAATTAGAAATAGATTGTGTATTTTTCAATAAAGACTATTCCCCCTATGCAGTTGAACGCGACAATGAAATAATCGAATATTGTGATAGACATGAAATAAAATGCTTACCTCAGTCAGATTATTATTTATATGAACCCGGAACGGTATTGAACGGTAGTGGTGGTTATTATAAGAAATTCACGCCATTTTATGAACAAGTTCTCAAAATAGAAATAAAAAAACCAATAAAGAGAACCATTTCAAATCTATCAAAAACATCTATATCATTTGATAATGCAATAACATTGCGTGACGCGTTTTCAAAATTCACCCACAATAATGATACCATCGCAGTAAATGGTGGAAGACAACGCGCTAAACAGATGCTGGCTAGGTCGTTGATAACACAAGCGAATTATTCAAATGAACATGATTTTTTGTTTAATCCAACAAGTGGATTATCGGCTCCCATTAAATTCGGTTGTATATCCGTTCGGGAAGTGTATGATGCATTCAAACAAAAGTTTGGAAAAAAATCGGATATAATACGGCAATTAATCTGGCGAGAATTTTATGCCCATGTTTTGTACGGATATCCCGATGTTCTCGGTCAATCCTATCAACCATCTTATCGCAAAATAAAATGGAGAACCAGTGAAAGAGATTTCCATGCGTGGAAAAACGGCGAAACCGGGTTTCCGGTGGTGGATGCATGTATGCGCCAATTGAACGAAACTGGATATATGCATAATCGTGGACGAATGATAGTTGCCAATTTTTTGGTAAAGACGTTGTTATTGGATTGGCGTTTGGGAGAACGCTATTTTGCCCAAAAATTAGTTGATTATGACCCTGCGTCAAACAATGGTAATTGGCAAGGTATTTCAGGAACAGGGGTGGATTTGAAACCTTATTTCAGGGATATGAATCCATGGATACAATCGGCAAAATTCGATAAAGATTGTGTTTATATAAAAAAATGGGTACCGGAATTGGCGAATGTAGAACCACGTGATATTCATAAATGGTATATTATGTGCAATGACACGAAATATCATAAAACTCGATATTATACTCCGATTGTTGATTATGATGAACAAAAAAAGAAAATGTTGGAATTGTATAAAAAGTATGTTTAGAAAAAAGAAATAAACATAAAAATATAGTAAAGTAAAACAGAAAGTATGTTGTCAAAATTTTTATTTATTTCCTTTTATTTATCGATTTTTGTATCGACATTTGTCTTTAATGATAGTAAATTTCACGGAATGTCATTTAAATTCAATAAGATTAAGGACAAAGAAATCAACCAAAAAATAAACTATAAAATACCGCAACGAGAACAAGATGTTCTCAACAAGATAGACGGATTTTATGGGATGATTGGTCCAGATATTAATATAACAACTATTAAATCATTATATGATTTATTTACTGGTGATGGAAATATTCAAGGTGTATTTTTCAATGGTGGTAATTTGACGTTTGTAAAACATTTTATTAAAACAGACAAAGTAAAATTCGAAGAAAAATACGGTAAAATACCGAAAGATGTATTTTCAACTATTTTTATGTTGATTATGAATAAAGTAAAACTATTCCCAAATGTAATGGGTGTTGCAAATACTGCGCTTTTGAATGTAAACAAAAATGTATATGCACTTTTTGAGCGAGACCTACCATATTCAATTTGTATTCATTTTGAGAACAATACAATTGGTATGGATAAAAAGGTAGAATTGGATAACATTCATTATATTTCAGGACATTCAAAATATGATATAAAGGAACAAACAATACATACAATAGAATATCATATATCTAGACAACAGGTGAATTATTATAGTTTGTTTGACGATTTTAAAATAAAAAATAAAACAGAAATACATACAAAATATTTACCGATTGTGCATGATTTTGCCATGTTCAATTCAAGTATATTAATAACTGATTCGCCTTTTACAATCAATATGTCCGATTTCAAAAAAATACCGGTTCAACTCGATAATACAAAACCAACCTTTATACATGTTCTCAATACTAAAACTGAAAAAGTAGAAACATACAATAGTAGCGAAGGTTTTTATATATTTCATTATGCTGATGTAATTGAAAGCCATGATTCGATTACAATATATGCACCTATTTATGAAACCATAGATTTTACAAACCTAAATATTCATGGAAAATATAGAAAAATTGTGATCGATAAGAGAACTCGTGATGTTTGTCTTGAAAAATGTGCGATTTTCGATGATTATAATTTGGATTTTCCAATCAAATACAAAAATAAGGTTATATTACGAAATGTAGAGAATAATACGATTAATGGATTTGTCGTATGTGAAAATTTGAATATTACGAAAACAATTATGTTGAATAATCGATATATATGCGGAGAACCGGTGGTAATAGAAATTGATGAAATACCATATATTATAGCATTATCATATGACAGGTTCTCAAAGGGACATTTATTAATAATTAATATGGAAAATTCGCATATAATTAATATTCCATTGAATTATTCTCTAAATATAGGATTTCATTCCATCTTTTTGCAAAAAAATAGTAAATAAAAAGAGAAAAATAAAAAATCAAATAATGATACAATTTTTATTATAAGATGGTTGATATAAAATTCGCATTGCATCCATAGTATTATCACAATTATGTTCTTCCATTGCTAACATGATTTCAGTGGAAGCCGAATTTTTGAATATGATATAATCAAAATAATTCCACCATAAAATATATTTGAAATCTTTCAATGGATGTATGAATCGAATTTTTACATTTTCATTGAATCGGGTTTTTTTTATTTTTGATTTCATTTATAATATATTTTGTATCTATACAAAATATACTACGATGTCTCTAAATATCCAATGAAATAGTATTTTTATCGGAACGTTGTTTTCTACGAGTGCGTTTTGGCATAGTGGTATTTTGTGCATCTTTCAATGAACTAATGCTAATCATACTGTCATCTTCTTGTGCAGGGGCGGATTCATGAATATTAACAGTACGTGTTTTTAAACCTGCTAAAATATTATCAATATCGGTATTTTGAGGTCCGCGCATTTCTGGGCGTTGGGGTGGTCTTTGTTCTTCGCGGTTCAAATCGACAAATTGATTATTCAGTTCGACGCCCTCTTCTCTAAACATGGCTCCTCTTCCGGCATTAATATCAGGGCGATTCGATGTATATTGCATTGATGGACGCTGTGGTGCAGGCATAGATTTGGTTTCAACTGGTGCTGGTGGTGGTGGACCACGAGGACGATTCGATTGTTCTTGCATCAAATTATTAGCAAATGCGAATCCGGGACTTTGTTGACTCATACTATCGACAGTTGCGTTGGTAAATGCTTTCATCAATTCTGGACTTTGACGAATAACATCATTGAAACCAGGTGTGGCACTTGAAAGTGCTTTGTTTGTAAAATTGACAACCGCGGCGCTGAAACCGAGACGCAATAATAAAGACAATTCTGGTGCCATTTTACCACCCTTGTATTTTTCGTGCAATTCCGAAAAGATTTCTTCATAACTATCAATATCTTCGGATACTTGTTCTCCCCAACCGTCTAAATTCAAATCAAACGGATTGAATGCCGCATTTGCATATTCAACGGAATTGACAAATGTCATAAACCACCAACCTTGTAGTTTAACACTGTCTTTTTTACGTTTGTCTTCCATAGCAGTTTCATATTCATCTTCAACTTCTTCATATGGCGAATCCAAATTAAAATGTGTAATATGTTTGACTAATCCTTTTTCGTACCATTCTTCTAATTTCTTAATCATAGCACGTTTCTTACGACGCTTTTCCCGGTCGGTCATTCTTGCAGACCCTCCTGATTTATCGATAGGAATATCATTGACTTTTGAAAAACCATCCCATGTTGAACTTTTACCACCAATGCTTTCAGCAGTAGCTGAACCTAATTTAGAATCACTTTTTTCATTTGAATTTGATTTTCCAAATCCAAACAAATTACTTGCAAACCCACTTAATGTTTTTGTCTCGCTTGATGGTGAGGATTTATCAGTTAATTCGTTTAATTCATCTTCGATTCTATCTAATTCGCCTAAATCAATATTTACACTGGATGAAGACGATTTCTTTTTATCGTTCATAAGTAATTCAATCCCGGTTCCAAAACTAACCGATGGAGTTGGTGGCATACTCGAAAAATCGTCACTGAAATTCAATGAAATTGGTTCTAAATCACTTAATCCAAGATTGATTTCTTCCATCTTATATTTATGATAAATATACACTATTTATTTTTAAGTTCTCCGCATAAGTAATTATATTTCTGTTTTTCAAATACCAAATTCCTTGTAAAAAAGAATCCGCTAAATCATCCTTTTTCGTTGTTTCTAAACAATGTCCCCATTGAGAAAATTGCGGATTGGTCTCGATAAATTGTTTGCAAAAAGTAATACCGTCTTTTTTATGTTGTTTGTATGCTGTCTTCGAATCATCGTTATCTAAAATGGTTTTGTCTTTAAAATCTTTTAGTTTGTTGATAGATGATATGAATTCTACAACAACATTTTGAGAACATTTCATAATAAAGTATTGTGCGCACATACCTTGTATTGTTTTCATGCGATTGGCAATGGTTGATATTTGATTTTCAATAATAACGTGGGTTATTTGTTCAATACCAGGTATTTCATCTAATAATTTTTTCATGTTCTTTCCAATACATACTAAATCAGTATCATTGGCAGTTTTGTTTTTTGGTGGTTTAATTATTTCCAGCGTTTTTTTATCAAAAAATGTCAACATTTTCTCTAAACAACCCTTTTTCGTGGTTGGAATGAGAAGTTGTTCAGGTGGAGAGAATGAGATTCTTCCTAAATTATCCGGTAAAAATGCGCCATATTTATTTCCTAAATCTTTGAGTTCTTCTATTTTCATTTTTTTTAAGGAGGCTGGTGAACATTCTTTGTTTGGTAATAAAAACTCACTTGATTTTGCATGTTTTTCGCAATAATGCTTTTCGTTCTTTATAAATTTGGCTTTTTTACCACATATATTTACTGTTTTATCGGATTTTTTTTTGTTTACTAATTGACAATTACATGTCGCAACATCTGGTTTATCATCCAATAAATTGAGAACATTCCATTTTTCTATGACAATTGGAGAACCCGGGTTCTCGATATTGAAAATACAATATGCTAAATTTTTAATACCAACATCAAAACTGATAATTTTCATGTTGTCAAATACTGAAATAAATATATGCAAAATAATTGTTTATATTTATTTTCTAAGAAACCATTTATTTTTTATTTCCTTTGGGATGCAGAATTCATCAATAATTGTTCTTGTGTAATTGCAGGAGAAACCTTGCGGGAATTTAATTGTTCTCTTGACAAATATAAATTCTTTAAATCGCTGGTTTTGTAACCAACGGGTTTTGAATCATCTAAAAATGATTTGAAAGAGAATGGAGTGCCCGATGAAGATTCTGGTTTATCATCAAGTTTAATATATCCTACGTCATTTGCAGATTCTCTGAAATTGGTTCTCATGATACTACTTGCATTTTGTGTGAGATATTTGCGATATTGCCAATTTGAACTGATTCCATTTTCGTCGATCAATTGTTTGTTTGCAAGAGCTTCTGGTTGCCATGATGCGACCAATGCGCGACCATCGCTCATCAATGGTGGGAAATTATCATATTGATTATTAGCGTGATATCCAAGTGATGATTCAGGTACGACTTCTCGATTTGATGGATAAGCATTATTTAAATTTTCACCGAATAAAGAGAACATATTATATATATCCTAAATATATAATATATTTACCTTGCTATTATAAATCACTATTTTCTAATAATTGTAATAGTTCATTTTTTTTAAGTTTGCTTGGATTTGTAGTCAATCCTTTTGTAATAACAAGTTGTTTCAATTGTTGTGTATTCATATTTTTGTAAATATCTTTTTCTTTACTTTCTTCAACTGTTATTTCAGATTCGGTTGTTGCATCGACAAGTTCATTTAAAATTTTATGAACAATAACAGGGTCAGCATTGACGTCAATATCTCCGATTGGTTCTTCTTCTTCTAATGAATTTACTTCTTCCATTGCTAAATCATTTATTTCTTCAATGTCTAAATCGGTTGATTCAATATTTACATTGACGATTTTTACCGGTTGTTCTAATGATTCTGTATCAGTATTCAATATTGTTTCAAGAGATACTTTAATTTTTTGGGTATTATCTACAAGCGTATCATATTCCTCATCCTCATCCTCATCTTCATCTTCGTCCTCATCATCTTCGTCCTCATCGGCATCCTCGTCTTCATCATCATCCTCGTCTTCATCATCTTCATCATCGTCTTCATCATCGTCTTCAATGATAGTATGTTGAATTGGTTGTTCATCGAAGTCTTCATCAAATGGGGTATGGTTTGAAAATTGTTCTTGCATTAAATTTGCATGTTGCATTAATTCCATTTGTGATGGATTCATGTACAAAATAGTATTGCGAACATTTGTAATTTCTTTAACAATATTATTGATGATTTCAAACATTGTATCGTTTTTGCTTTCTAATACAATAATTCGTTGTCTAAAATGATATACAAGTAACGAAATTAATACAAAAGTTATTCCTAAACTTATAAAGAAGAAAGTTTCAATAAAATTAAAAATACTCATTTTAATATTCATTTATAATTTTTTAATTATAAATGAACGAAATATTCTACAAATATATATTATAATTGTATAGTAAATGAATTCTGTTCAAACAAATATGGATGCATTAAAGCCTACTTTTCCAGAAAGCAGTAGTACAATATTTAGCAATAATAACATTATTATTATTGTACTGGTTGTATTATTAATTTTTTCCTTTTTAGGAATAAATATTCTTACAATATTGGGAAATATATTTCAAAGTTTTGTTCAAATTTTTGGGCCCATGGTATCTCAAATATTATCTATATTTGGCTACACAACTGGAACAGTATTAAACAAAACTGCTGATGTAGTATCTGATACTGCCAAGGCGGGTATTGATATTGCAGAAGGGTCAATACAATCTGTTGGAAATATACTACGCGACGCAAGCAATCCCAATGTAAATGATAAGACAAAATATAGTTTAGACAATGCATTAAATACTGGCAAAGTTTCATCTGGCGACCCAAAGGCAGATACAAGTGAAAACCCAATTCAAAAACCAATCACCTCGGGCAAACAAACATGGTGTTTAGTTGGTGAATATCAAGGAAAAAGAGGATGTATTGAAGTAAGTGAACATGATAGATGTTTATCTGGTCAAGTATTTCCTTCGCAAAAAATGTGTTTAAATCCAACTCTCACTCAAAATAAATAGATTATGTTTTACTAGTTACCGTTGGCAATCCATAATCAACCCATCCGGCTACCGGAACACCTTGTACCGGAGATAATCCATAACCATATTTTATTGAAATGACATTATATCCTAATAATTTCAATAAAGTCAATATTTGACTACTTGTATGTCCAACATAACAAATTAAAAAAATTGGTTTGTCTTTTGGCAATTTTTTTAAATTTTTTTCATCTAATATATCCATCCAATAAATATTCTTGGAACCTTTTACATGCATTTTTTTGTATTCTTTTTCATCCCTCAAATCAATGAGAACATAATTCTTTTTTTTCAAATAATAGTTATTATAAAAATCAATTGGAGTTATATAATTCCAATCTGCCTTTGTAGTTGAAAGATAATTTCGTAAGATGTTGGCGTTCATATATTATATCATACACAAAATAAGATATCCCTAAAATACATGCTCAATCAAAATAAATAGGTAAATTTTGTTTTACTAATTCAGCCATGCCATTTTCGTGCCACTTTACAACAAGAGTAAATACTTCTACGCCAGAATCAACTGCATTTTTTAAAGCAGTTCTGTATTCTGGGTCTACTACTGAGGCTTGAAAACGATTGACATCATCGCGTTGAATAACAAAACATATTATACAACGGGTTTTAGACATTTCTTTTATTTTTTTTAACTCACAAATATGTTTTAGTGCACGCGGGCTTATTGTATCGGTTATTTTTTTCCTATATCCATCGGGAAAATATGCTATTTTAGAATTCCAATCCCTACTAGAAAAGTCTTGCTTACCGCGTTTATGTAGTGGTAAATCTTCGTAGTCAGCTAATGGAACATTTTTAACTTCCATTATAAACGGTATTCCATTTTCATCGATTCCAGTAAAATCAAATCGTGAATCAATTTGATTTTCCACATAAATGGTAGTTTCTCTTCTATATGATTTTATATTTTGTAGCAGTAGTAACATGTTTTGTTTCAAAGCATTTTCTACCAATGTTTCTGCTATTTTTGGATTGATTCCAACTATCACTTCATTCATAATGTTTTCACTTCTTTTATCATGTATAATAGACAAATAAATACGATGTGTACATTTTTGGGTTTTATTTCCACTTTTGGATTCTGGTGTAAGAGTCATTAAAACTTGCGCACCGGTATCTGCTAACCCACAACATCCCAATGCAGCAGTATGTGCAATGACTTCTTCATTTGTATCATGTATTACTATGTCAGCTACGTACGGAGATTTTATATGTTTCGATGGACGTTTCATGACGTACCCTTTTATTAAATTTGGTAGTTGTAGCAAGATATTATTTGTTGCCATTTTTCATAAATAGAATATTTACAAAACATGATTTGTATACAAATATATCAATTTTTTACTATTCAATTTAACCAAAAAATTGATGAATATTTTGATTCATTACAAAATAATGAAAAACAAAAAATGCAAAAAATGTTTCTTGGTCCAGATACTAATGTTTGGGAAATAATTACATTTTTGATACTTATTTGTATAATATTCAGATTCGTATATTTGCTTACCCAGCCATTTGAATGTTGCTATCGTAAAATAGTAGCGATGAATTCAAATCAAAATGAAGTAACAACGGAAATAATTTCAATAAATGATTTACATAATGAAAATCATGGTGTAGCTGAAACAACTGCCACAATAATAAATGTACCAATTATCAACTATGAAAATAAAAATGAAATAATTTCATCAGATTTACCGATTGCAGATATTGTATAGTTTCCAGTAAAATAATAAAAATATAATTGTCAGTAAATAAACATAAATATTTGTATTGTATATATTTTATACAAGATATGGAAAACAATAAAGATGAAACTTTTTTTATATATGCCATCATGCTTCAAGATGAATATATATTATTGCATGCTTCATTGAAAACCGATATAGAAGAAGTGAAAGAAGAGTGTGAACAAATATATGAAATAGCCAAATTACACAAACCAATCGCAATATTAGATATGATATGTCATACAAAAGATTTGTCATTATTGGATTATTATGTGAAAAAATATATGCTACAATATGGCATTTTTTACGTTCGTGGTGGTTCATATTACGAGACAATACTTCCTGATTATTTGTCAAAATCGCTTGAAAGTGAGTTTAAAACATTGGACTCTTACAAAAAAAATTACAAAAAAACAGAAATTGCAGTTCCAAAATATTCACGAGAATATATAGAACTAAATGAAAAATATAGATACATACGAGAAATTGAAGACATTCATGGAAATATGTATTGTATAACACGTGATGTACTAAACGAATTTGAATGGATTTCTAATAAAATCCATTTTGTCAGAAATGCAACATTGAATCTTATTGATTATGAAATGAATAATGGTATTGTTTTTCATAAAAAAGATCATTTTGATATTGTTTCATATTTTGAACTGGATGAACACAGTCAAACTATATATAATTCCATCGTATATCATATTAAAAAAATCATTGAAAAGTTTTTCATTGTATACCAAGATAATTCATATAAAATGTATGAAAATGAAAATAAAAAAACAATCGTTGATTATGATGTAAAAGTATTATCCAATTTTGATAGTAATCAAATAAAAGAATTATTGAACAATACAGAATTTTTCATATATTCCATCATTAATTACTTGGAAGAATTAGAATTCAATTTGTCGACACTTGTATAAAATAGTTTTATATTCCGGTCAAAACAAAACCTATATTTGGTGACGCCGATTGAGTTCCATTGATTGTGCAATTATTTGCATTATTCAAATTGGTTTGCGATAAATTACAATAACCACCTAAATTTGTAATTGAAAATGATGAATTTGATGGTTGTGATATAGTAAATATCAATTTAATATCATATGCCATATTGTTGAGAGTATTCAATGCAAAATTATCAATTGTTATATTCCCTACATAGAGTGATGCATTGAATTGTCCTATTTGCGAATTTCCAATATTTACACTTAGATTTGTCAATCCGGAATATGTAACTGTTGGAGATAATACCAAATTATCATTATAATAAATATTACAACTTATATTTGAAATTGAAAATAATAAAGATGTAGAATATCCGACATTATTGACAATACCTGAAACATAAATGCCAACGGAGGTTTGAATATTAAATGTATACGTAGGTTTATCAATATATTGACGAATACCCAATAATGTAAGAAGTGTTTCTTGTCCGGTACCACATACTATATTATTATAAGGATTTGTATTCCATTTTTGGTCATTTTTTTCATCCAAAATAGAATAGGAACGAACTACATTATAATTATATAAAGGGACATTGGGCTGCTTGTATAAATATACTCTTGGTCCAGGAACTCCCGATGCAGATGTTGGCATTGGAATTAAATCATTACCCGAGCAATCAATTACATTATTATTTTCTGCACTATTTGTAATATCATATTGAGGAATTGTTCTTCGTTGATAATTGCCACTAACCAGTTGGTTCCATCTTTCAGACTTAGTAAAATTGTTTGTTTTTGAATTTGTATTGTTAGCAGAATATTTTAATATTTCGACTTTTCTTCTCATATTCAATTGAAACTGAGTAAACCCAGGATATGGCGAAATTGGCGTATATCGTGTAGGTGGAATATTCAATAGCTGCATTTTTCTACGTTGATTAAATATGTTTTCATTGATGATACAATTCGGGTCTGCCATTATACAATATAAAATCATTTTATTTTTGTATAATGATTTTATAACTGCAATACAAGGTCTATTACATTGATCTGTTTGGTGCATACCACATACTTGATATATATGAAAATGTAGGGTCTGATACATTATTTATGTTTGCAGAAATTTGACCAGGTTTCAAATTAGGTCCTCCTAATACCAAAGTATTGATTTCAAAAATGTTGAGTGAATAATTGAAATATCTTAAATTCGACATTTTTCCAGTAAATCCGCTATTTTGACATAATAGTATATCATTGTAGTTTTGTAATGGGACATTGGTAAATACTAATCGATTTGATATAGTACCATTTACATATACATCCATTACTTTATTTTCAACTCGGAATGTGACATTAAACCATTTATTCAATGGAATATTTTTAACATCAACATAGGTATTTTCTACAAATGTATTCGAGTCAGGTGTTTCGGATACAACAGTATCCATAACTATTCTTAAATTGGCTTTTGTTGCAACATCTTTATCTTTTACTAAATACATTCCTGGTCCATTGATATTGTAAATTCCATTTGCGCTTTTTGTTGTATCTCCTTTACTAAAAATATGATAGTATTTATCATCATTTGGAATAGATGAAATTAATAACCATACTGACCATGTTAATTCAATACCTTTTGTTTGATT